TACGCTTTAGGCGCAGGTTCTAATGAAGGCAAGTTGATATCAACTGCTCAAGATTTATCTAAACTTACAAGCGGCTGGTCTTTATTAGAGGACCAGGCTAACTATTCCGACATCACAGATCAAAATGTGTTAGATGAGTTGGCTATTGCTCAAGTGAATGCTGTGTCTTATCCACCAACAACGCTTAAAGTTGTGGTGCCACCTTATGTTGATCCAGTTTATGGCTCTTACGAAGTTGGCGATGACGCTCGCATCATCATTCAAGACAATCGTTTCCCTGAAGGAATAGATGAAATTTACCGCATAGTTGGAGTGTCGGTTCAGCCTGGCGAAGACGGTCCTGAAAGGGCTACGCTGACGCTGACTCAAGGTTCAGGAGAAGCCTAATGCCATATATTAATCAGCCGCCAGCGCTTCAAACTATGTTTAATGATTTAGATGTTCGTTTGCGCAAGTTAGAAACTGCTGTGCGTTTTACGGCCCCTGATGTATCAACAGAACCAACCTACCCACGAACTGGCGACATCATTTTCGATAACACGCCCGATCAAATGAAGTATTGGAATGGCACAGAATGGGTTGTCTTTGCCGATGATTATCTTGGAGTTCCCAAGATTGCTTTTAACTCCACTTGGACAGGCACAGGCTTGGCTTACACAGGCACGCCAGCCACAGGATTTTATTCCAGGGTTGGCAAGATGGTTTTTTTTACGATCAGGGTTAACTGCACAACTGTTACAAACTTTGGCACAGGTAATTATTCGCTTACTCTACCCACAGGTTTGCAGCCCAACATACATAACTTAGTTACTGGCGGTCTGCACCACATCGCAAGCGGCGATCATTACCTGCTTTACATGGACTTTAATGGCGCAAGCCTTACCGCTGAACTTTACTATCCTCAGTCAAATGGCACGATGGCACGGATGGATCACAACAGCCCTCATACATTACAAACAGCCGATTTCTTTTATTTTACAGGCATGTATTTCCTGGCATAAGTTATTATTACAACATGAGTACAAATGAATGGCTAGGAATTGCCTTAGGTTTCACATCGCTTTTAGGGTCGCTTGCAGTTGCTGTCCGTTTCCTGGTTAAACATTATCTTATTGAGTTAAAACCAAATGGCGGCAGTAGTTTAAGAGATGAACAGAACAGGCAAGGCGACACAATCAAACGACTGGAGACTCGGATTGATGAAATTTACAGCATGTTGCTTAATAAGCCTTAGTTTATTTGGACTAACTGGTTGTGGGTATCAAGGATGGGTCAGATATCCGTGTCAAGAATTCAAAAACTGGGAAGCGCCTGAATGTAACCCGCCACAATGTGAAGCGCTGGGGCTTTGCACAAAAGATTTATTACCTGAGGTGGCGATCAATGGCTAGAAAACGATTCACTCCTGAGGAATTGCACGCTCGATTAATTGTAAGCATAGGAATTATCCTTGCTGTGGTATTTGCAGGAAGTGTTTTTAGCCTTCTTTATGCTTTGCTTTTTATTACTCAACCTATGAACCAAGCCCCAAATGATGCAGCGTTTATTGATTTAGTATCTACTCTAAGCGTGTTTTTAACTGGCACTTTGGCTGGAATGGTAAGCGCTAATGGGCTAAAATCTAAACCAAAGCCTCCTATCGAGGAGGAAAAGGAGGTAAAACCATGAGTGTAAAAAAGGTGCTTCAACTGTGCGCTGACAAAATTGGCTATACAGAAGGTCCAAACAACGATACAGAATTTGGCAAATGGTTTAATTTAAACAACCAACCCTGGTGCGCCATGGCCGCTTCAAAAATGTATTCAGACGCAGGAATTCTATCTACCGTTGCTAACACTAAAAAAGGTTTTGCCTCTTGCGATGCTTGGCTTAAATACTTAACTAAGAACAACCAACTCGTTCCTGTCGGCCAAGCCCAGGCTGGAGATTTGGTTTTCTTTCAATTTGATGCTGATGCTGAACCTGATCATGTTGGTATCGTAAAGTGGCATAACACCGCTCTTAAATACTTACAAGTTTATGAAGGCAACACATCAAGCGGTAAAAGCGGAAGTCAATCAAACGGCGACGGTTTTTATCTGAAAAGGCGTGACTATAAAACAATCATGGCGGTAGCCCGCCCCAAGGAGTAAAAATGAACACAAAGTTAAAAGCAGCAATTGAATCTTACGCTCGATCCTTCGTAGTTGCGGCTATAGCCGTTTACACTGCTGGTGAAACCGATATTAAGGCTATTGCGATCGCTGGACTAGCCGCTATTGCTGGCCCTGCAATTAGAGCCGTTAATCCAAAAGACCCTGCATTTGGCTTCATTGCTGACGCAGTTGATGTTCAAATCAAAGCCCTCGCAAAGAAATCAAAGAAAACCAAGAATTAATTGCGATCGAGAAACGCCCGATCCCTTTCCATCGGGCGCTTTCTCTTTTCAGACTCTTGATGTATCCTTGAGAGTAAGGAGGCAAATTTATGGCGCTTGAAAATGCAATTAATTCTATCCTGTCAAAACGAACATCTAATAGATCCACTATTTATTGTGCTTATCGAGTTATGTATGAAGGATTAAGCAAAGAAGATAAAAAAACATTAGACGATGCATGGGCAAAGAACTTCCCTGTTAATTTAATAGTTCAAGCATTACGGGCCGACGGTCAAAAATGCAGTGCCGATACTATCCGAACGCATAAAGATGGCACTTGCAGGTGTCCGAAAGAATAGAGGCGCTCTTGAAAGAGCGAGGCAAAATGTACGGTGACGCCGCTGAGAATTTCACGGCCATCGGAAGAGGTTGGGGAGCCATTTTAAATATTGAGGACATTCCTGCTTACCAAGTTGCTCTAATGATGGATTTCTTAAAAACCATTCGTTGTTCTGTTAATCCAACACACGCAGACTCTTGGACCGATAAAAATGGTTATTCAGAATTAGGTAAAAGGATTGCTTTAGATGAGTCTTGAGGAGCAATTTGCAGAAATGCCTGACGGCATCGAGTCTAAAGATGTTAAAGAATTACGCCAGGCCCTGCTTCGACTTCAAAAACAGTTAAAAAAAGCCAAAGAAAGAACAGAAGAGTTGGTAGAAACCACCCAACAAGCGGCTTACGATGCCATGTTAACTTACGGGCCACTAAAAAATGCAACCGTTCCTGAAATTGATAAACGCAAAACCAAAGCCGAAGTTGCCCTTTGGCACATGACTGACTGGCAAGGTGCAAAAAGAACCACAAGTTACAACAGCGAAATAATGCGCAAGAGAGTGCTGGAATTTGCGCAAAAAGCGGTCCGCATTACAGACATTCAAAGAGCAGATCATCCAGTTAAAGACTGCACCATAATGTTTGGCGGCGACATGGTTGAAGGCTTGTTTAATTTCCCAACTCAAGCGTTTGAGGTTGATGCCACTTTATTTGAACAATATGTCAATGTTTCCAGGCTTTGCGTGGATGTGGTGCGATTTGCACTAGAAAACTACGAAAAGGTTACGGTTGTAGCAGAATGGGGTAATCATGGGCGAATTGGAAGCAAGCGAGATAATGTTCCTCGTTCAGATAATTTTGATCGCATGTGTTACGAGTTGGCTCGTCAATTACTGCAAGGAGAAAAAAGATTAATTTGGCAAGAATGCCCTGAAGACATTCAGCGAGTTCAAATAGGAAATTACAAGGCTCTTTTAATCCACGGTGATGAAGTTGGAAGGAATGGCTTTGCTTCCCCTGGAGCCATAGTTCAACACGCAAATAAGTGGCGATCAGGTTCTTACCCTTGGGATTTTAGAGATGTTTATATTGGCCACTATCACACTCACGCAGAGTGGGCTATGGCAAACGGTCAAGGTTCTGTTTATCAAACTGGTTCAACAGAATCAGATAATCGATATGCTGGTGTCATGTTAGCGGCAAGCGCTACACCATCACAAAGATTGCACTTCGTAGACCCTGAGAGAGGTCGGGTTACTGCCGCTTACAAGATTTGGTTAGATTGAACTGCCACTATTCTCAAATCGTCAGTATCGATCCAAGTTTCATCAAAACCAGCCTCGCTCATATTGAAAACCATCCTCTGTATTCAGAATCAGGATTATCTTTTAACCATTGCTCTCTAAGTTGGTTTTGATAAGCCCAGTCCATTTCATGATCGGAATCTTCCGCCACTATTCTTCCTCGTCTTCATCCCCATAATCCGATGTAATCAATCGCATATCACTAACATCGATGCCATTTTCTTTGGCATGGGCCATGGCTTCCTTGTAAACGGCAATTATTCTATTTGCTAAATCGTCAACCAAATCAGGATATTCAGTTTCTGTTCCAATTTGCACAATTAGCCCACCGCAGCGAATTTCCATGTGGGTGTAGTGCGATTTATCTGCAGCCATGAGAACCTCCTCGGCCCTAAATTATGGCCCATATACGCCTGTAATGAATCCGCCACGCCAATTTGCCAGGGGTACTTCCAATTGTCAGCCCCTTATGGGAGCCTAGTTTCACCAGGGCGAAAGCCCCCAAAAGAAAGGCACAAGCATGGCAGGTAGTAATTTTAACCTGGAGGATTACGAGACCGTTGAATCTCGCCTCCGCCGCCTATATGAAAAATACCCACAGGCTCGACTTCTGACAGATGTAATTTATCAGGATGAGCGCCGTTTTATAGTTCGCACCGAGTTGTATTTAGATGCGGATGATCCACGCCCAATAGCAACTGGTCACGCCGAGGAAATTGTTGGCGCTGGCTTTGTAAATAAAACCTCTGCGCTCGAGAATTGTGAAACGAGCAGCATTGGGCGCTGCATAAGCAACTCTGTGTTGTGTTTAGACGCACCAGTTGGCAAACGCCCAAGTGCAGAAGAAATGCAGAAAGTGGAAAGATATAAAACCGAACCACGCAAAGCACCAACCAAGAAAGTTAGTTATTCAGCGGATCAATTAAAACTGGCGGAGGCCGCAATTGAAACCGTTGGAATCATGACCGACAAAGAAAAACTGCGTGAACTTTGGTCAGGAAGTGCTGAGATTTTAGATGCGCCAATCAACGGCACAACTTTAAAGGATGTAATTAATAAAAGAGCGGCAGAACTTTCAGCGTGAACGCCGAAGCAATAGAACTCCCTCTTACTCCGTACGCAGGAACCTCGGGCTGGTCGGGTAGCACGGCCAGCCAAGATCGAGCCAATTCGGAAGATACAGATGGAACAACAAGCGCTCGGCAAAAGGAAACCTTGCGCACTATTTACGCCACCAAAGATTACGGATTAACTTGGAAAGAGTTATCTGATCTAACTGGTTGGCACCACGGCCAAGCATCGGGAGTTCTTTCAGTCCTTCATAAAGAAGGGCTGATTGAACGCCTGACCGAGAGGCGTGGTAAATGCTCCGTTTATGTTGGAGTAAATTCTGTCAGTGGCAGAAAAATATCTCCGAGAAAAATCAAAACCTGCAAACATTGTGGAGGCAATTTATGAGCGATAAAACTAAGAAGTTTGAACCAAGTGCGGGCTTTGTTGTGTCCGTTCACATGAACAAGTTGGGCATTTTGGCTGTTGCCAGGGAGTTGGAAATGTTTCCTGAAACTTTAGCCGAAGCCATGGACAGGGCTGGTTTTCAGTTAGTTCCTGATCCCTTTAATTTAACAAACGATGCTGGCAAAGTAATTGCTTTGGAAGAGCGTCAAAAGAATGCTGGATTACGAGTTGTACCAAAAGTTGTACAAGATGAGGAGAAGGCAAATGAGCCAAGTGGTGACACCCCAACAAATTGAGGCAAGACTCTACGCTTTATCAAAAGAAGTAGATGAAGCGCATGAGGGCTTGGTTAATTGCGAGCGGGACTTTCATCAAACAACTGCTGAATATGAAATAGCCATGGCTAGGACCAGGATTATGTTGGCCAGCAAAACCTCACCAACTGGTAAAAACTACACGGTGGGTGAGCGAGAGGACATGGCAATTATAGAAAATGCCGATCAGCATTTTAAGATTGCGACAGTTGAAGCCCAGGTAAAAGCCGCTCGAGCCAATGTGAGTCGGTTAAAAACTCAGGTGGAAATTGCACGATCAATGAGTGCTTCTGTTCGTTCCAGCATGGACCTTTGATGGCGGATGAGTTTTTAGGCATTGTGTTTGAAGCCTATATTGCTGCTTACATGAAAGGTAATAAGTGTTCACG